ATGCAATGTTATCCTCGTTCTGGTAGCAATTAGGCGCAAAGGTAATGATTAAACCGTATTATCAGGACGATTACGCGACACTTTATCACGCTAATTGTAAAGATGTGTTGCCGCTGTTAGAGCCAGTGGACTTAGTGCTTACTGACCCGCCTTATGGGATAGGGGAAGCGGCTGGGGCTAATAAAAGCAGAAACACTAAAAAAGCTCCTGCCAAAGATTATGGTAATTTTGATTGGGACAATCAGCCCATTGATCAAGAGTTTATAAATCAGCTCATTAACCAACCGGCGGTCATCTTTGGCGGCAATTACTATACAATGCCGGCGTCGTCTTGTTGGCTTGTTTGGGACAAGCATATAACGGGAGATTTTGCGGATTGTGAGTTAGCTTGGACTAATTTGCCAGGCGCTGTTAGGCGTTTTAGTTATCTTTGGTGTGGAATGGTGAAAAAACGGCCAGAGCAGAGGTGGCATCCTACTCAAAAGCCATTAGATGTAATGAAGTGGTGCATCAATCAAGCAGATATAAAGCTCAAAAACAAAGTAAAAACTATACTAGACCCATTTGCTGGCTCAGGTACTACGCTTAGAGCGGCCAAAGATATGAACCGCAAGGTTATAGGGGTTGAGCGAGAAGAGCAATATTGCGAAGTAGCTGCCAAACGTTTACGGCAAGAAGTATTTGAATGGTAGAGCTGCAACCCGAAGTAGAACAACCAGAAGAAGTTGTATGGGCTCCGCAATCGGGTCCCCAGGAGCTGCTAATTCATTGCCCATTGCCGCTTATAGGGTATGGCGGAGCAAGAGGCGGCGGAAAAACTGACGGCGTACTTGGCAAGTTTGCGGTTAAGCAGGAATTGCTAGGGCCAGCTTTTAACGCCGTATTTTTCCGCAAAGAGCTTCCACAAGCTGATGACCTTATAGAACGCGCCAAGCAGATTTACCTGCCACTAAAAGCCCATTGGCAGGAGCAAAAAAAACAGTTTACGTTCCCAAACGGCGCACGCCTGCGGTTTAGGCCATTGGCTAATGATGACGACGCCCAAAAGTACATGGGGCAAAACATTTCAGATTGCGCTGTAGAAGAGGCAGGAAACTACGCCGACCCAAGCCCCATTTTTAAGCTATTCGGAGCGCTTCGAGGTAGCGGGCACGCCCAAGTTATACTTACCTTCAACCCCGGTGGCGTAGGTCACAAATGGCTAAAAGAGCTGTTTATCAGGCCAGAACCTAACGGCATGAAAATTCTTGATTACCAACTGCCAACCGGCAAGGTGGTCAAATATATCTATATTCCAAGCCGGGTGCACGATAACAAAATTCTGTTGGCTAAAGACCCTGAGTATATTGACCGGCTGCACATGGTAGGTAGCCCTGAGCTGGTCAGAGCGTGGCTAGAAGGAGATTTTGAAATTCATGAAGGTAGCTTTTTCCCTGAGTTTGGCGCTAAACACATTGTTAGTCCTTTTCGTGTGCCGGAACATTGGCCTAGGTATATGGGCTTTGACTGGGGTTACTCTAGCCCCTTTGCTGCTTGCTGGGGCGCTGTATCTACGGGCAAAGATGACCAGGGAAGAGAAGTCCCGTACCCTAAGGGAGCGGTCGTCATTTATCGTGAACTGTGGGGAAAACTCGTTGATAACGTGTCACAAGGGATTCAAATTGCAGGATCCTCACGGGACGAACAACCTATATGCGTTGGAGACCCAAGTATATTCAAACACGAAGGAGGGCCAAGTATAGCCGACCAGATAAACGCCGAACTGGCCAAGCGGAGACACCCCACTATCAAGCGAGCAGATAATGATAGGTTGTCTGGCTGGTCACAAATCAGGCAGCGTCTGGTGTCAAACCCGCCTATGCTATACGTTTTTAGTACTTGCCCGTATTTGATAGAATCGCTACCATCCATCCCAATAGACAAAAAAAACATGGAAGATGCCGACACCACGGGCGATGACCACATGGTGGATGCTTTGCGGTATTTGTGCAAAGAGCGGCTGCTTGAAGGCAAATGGGAGGATACGCCGCCTGTCTTCAATAAGGGACGGGTGCGCCTTGATGCGTATATTCAGAAGATACGAAAAGAAAACCGGCGAGCTACAGTGTAATCAATGAAAACAAACAAAATCAAGCCTCTCACTGAACGGTTTTCTCCATCCTACTGGAAGACACAGATTACCGCCGCTGAAGAGCGCCGCAAGCCGTTTGTTCGTACCGCTGAAGAATCTATCCGCCTATTTAATGGCCGCAAAGAAGTAGGCATCCTCAAAGACATAGACCGCAGGCTTAACGTTTGGTGGTACTGCAACAATACACTCCTGCCAGCTTTCTATTCTAGCACGCCAAAAGCCGAAGTACTACTCAGGAAACGCACTGGTAACTCGTTACACGAGACCGCCGCCGTCATTATGGAACGTGTTGTCCAGTATCAGCTAGACAGCATGTTTAACTTTGATCAGGTCGGCTACAACGCAGCCTTACAATTCCTGCTTACCGGCCAGGCAGTACTTTGGGCCATGTATGAGCCAAAGTTTAAGACCGTCTTTGAGGAGATGCTTATCATCCCTGGGCCAGACGGTGGTTTGCTTTACCCTGACGGCACGCCCTTTGACCAAGACCCCGCTGAAGCAATCGCTGGAGAAGATGGTCGGATAATCTATCAGGCTCAGGTTGAGGTCAAAGAGTCAGAACGCGCCATCGTTAAGGTGGTAAACTACGCTGATTACGTGTGTTCAGATGCACGAAACGAATCAGAAGTTGAATGGCAAGCACAACGCGCCTTCCTATCACGCGAAAAGGCTGAATCGGTATTTGGCAAGGATATTGCATCTGACTTCAATTACGATGCCTTCCCTGATGTTTACAAGAACAGCAAGTTACACGACAACAACAAGCAGGAAGGAAAAGCAGAGCTTTGGGAGATCTGGTGCCAAGAATCTGACAAGGTGTATTGGGCGCACTTTTCAGGTGAAAACCCCATTGTGCAATCAGGGCCGCCGCCTATCAAATATGAGAAGTTTTACCCCTGCTCAGTAATTCGCCAGAGTGAAGACCCCGACAACATTATCCCAGTTAGTGACTACGCACATTGCAAAGACCAGATTCTTGAGGTTGAGCGTCTTACCACACGTATTCACGCCGTCTTGCAAGCCATCCGTCCCAACGCCGCTTACGATGCCGCAATGGGTGATGAGCTTGAGAATCTATTGGCTGGCGACTTGCGAATGGTGCCAATTATCAACTGGCCTTCGTATAAGTCCAAGGGTGGCCTAGGAGCCGCGATTGAGTTCCTGCCTATAGATGGGTTCGTTAATGCCCTAAACATCCTTCAGAACGCACGCCAGGCGGCTTTACAGCAGCTATATGAAACGCTGAAGGTGTCAGACCTACTGCGCGGTGCTTCTGAGCAGTACAAGTCCGCAACGGCCAATCGGTTAGAAAACCAATGGTCAAGCATGGGCCTGATTGTACGCCAAAACATGTTTGCCAAGTTTATCTCTGATGGCCTTGGCAATCTAGGCACTATCATTGCCAGTCAGTTTGACGCCAAGCGGATCTTTGACATTGCCGATGCTGATAACCTGTTAGCGCAGTTTATACCGCCGGATGCGCCACCTGAGATGGGACCTCAAATGCTTGAGGCCGCCAAGATGCAAATCTTGGAGTTCTTGCAAAACAACGAAGAGCGCAATTACCGCATCCAGGTAGCTTCAGACTCTATGGTAGCGCTTGACCAGATGCAGGATAAGAAAGATGGCGCTGAGTTATTGCAAACCTGCGGCCAGTTCTTTGAGCAGTCTAAAGCTTTGATTGAGGCTTACCCGCCCCTTCTTAGCTTTACCATGGGGCTGATGAAGAATCTCATCAAGCGCTTTAAAGGCGGCAAAGAAGTAGAAGCTATCTTCACTCGTGGGCTGGAGTCAGTGGCGCAAGTCATTGCAGCTAAGGAAGAAGCCGCTAAACAACCGCCACCACCCGATCCTAAGATGCTTGAGATGCAGGGCCGGCTGCAAATCGCTCAGACTGAGGCCCAGGCCAAATTGCAAGCCGTTGCAATCGAATCGCAAGATAGGCAGGTCAAGAATCAGATACTCATGCAAGAGCAGCAAATTAAGATGCAGCGCGACCAATTGGAAGCGCAGCTTGCTGTTCAGAAGCAACAGTTTGAGACTTATCTCAAGGAACAAGAGCTCCTTATTGCGCAGCAAGAGGCTCAGATTAAGGCTAACGCTGTCCAGGTTGATGTAATGAAGATTCAGACGCAGGCTGCATCCGAAAAGGATAAAGCCATGATAGCGTCTGAAGCTAACCGCATGAGCGGCATCATCGACATGCAAAAGCTAGAGCTTGAAGCAATGAGGGTGCGCCTTTCAGAGTCAGAAAAACTGATGGAAGAGCGCAGACTCAAGCAGGAGCAGGATCTAGAGCGCATACGTTTATCCATGGAGCAAATAGGCGCAAGCAGCCAGCAGCTACAAACATCGTTGCAAAAGAAAGCCAAGAAGCGTGTTGGAAAAATCATCGCTGATGTTACAGGCAACCCAGTTGGGATTGAAATAACAGATTACGATGAAAACGACATGGAAAACGGCAAGCGTTATGGAAGTGTAGTATCAGACGAAACAGGCAACCCCCAGGCAATAGAGTTTAACGAGGATTAAAATATGACAAACGTACTTTACCCAAAATTCAAAGAAAAGATATTTGACCCTGGAACACTTGGCAGTACAAGTGGTACAGCAGTTGACCTGATTGATGACACCATCAAGATAGCGCTGATTGATTTAGGCACTTACACATACAGCACTGCACACGAGTACTGGTCTAGTGCATCTTCAGCTTTGGTTGGGACAGCAGCTACGCTAGCCTCTAAAACCATTACCAATGGCACGTTTGATGCAGCGGACGTCACGTTCTCTAGCGTAACAGGCAATAGCATTGAAGCGCTGATTATCTTTAAGGATACAAGTACAGCTAGCACAAGTCCCCTAATTGCGTTTATTGACGTAAAGTCCGGTGGCGGCGGGATCTCGATTACGCCCAACGGTGGAAACATTGACGTGACGTTTTCAGCTTCTGGGATATTCTCTATTTAGTTATGGGCATTGTAGTTCACAGGGAAACTAAAGAGGTGCGGTTTTCCCAGAATTGTCCAGATTATGACAGTGCTCAATGGATATTGGAAGCTGATGTTTCCAATGTTATTGAGCATGATTCTAAATTCTGGGTGATAGAAGGCGATACCATACGGCTAGCAACACCAGAACAGCAA